TACAATCTTTAATAGCATTGTTTCGGAAAATAATGGAGTTTTGTACGGTGGTATTCAAACACCGCACGCCCTGGTCCACATCACGAATTATGTTATTGGTAATAATATTATTGTTCCCAGAAAAGACTAGTCCATAATGGACGTCTTCCGTCCCCGACGCTATAGATTGGTTGTTGCTAAAAATCGTCTGAAAGCCACCATTTAAATAATAGTTGGCACAAGATGTGCTTCCAGTTTCTGCGTCGTTGTTCCAGGCTATACAACCCATAATAATATTATCGTAATTCACATTCGCAATCTTTTCGGTGTATAAACCATTTTGTTTGTTATTACCAAAGTTACACTGCATGACAGACGTACTATGGCAACCCCCCATCCGCAAACCATCTAAGCCATTTGCCGCAAAATAACAGTTGTGAATATAGGACTCATCCGATTGAATATACATTCCATGACCATCACTCATTTCGAACAATGAGTCAGTTATTCGTACACCCCACGAACCTTCCCCATCCACACTATTAGCATCTGTACCGATCATAGCTGCACAGTCTTCGTGATACAGGCTAAACACACGGTCAATATGTATATCCATGATCGCCCCACTACTACTATTGTACATGAAAATCCCGTGACCACCTTGAGCACCAGTCTGATTGTCTCGATTACCATTGATGGTCATATTGCTGATTTCTAAAAATGAGGCTAAGCGAAGGCCATTATAAAAAATCATGCCTCCGTTCGTTAAAGTGGTATTATCCGCCAACTTTAAGACAGTCCCATCATCCTTGTGGTTGCCGTTACCAGTGCCCCTGAACTTAACTCCTCGATATAACGTAATTCCGTCAGACAATAAATAGTTGCCCGCCATCAGAGCAACAACTCCACCGACCCCGGAAGCGTACACCTTGTCAATGGCCGCCTGGATCTCTACCTGGTCCGCTGTACCGTTGCAGCGATAATCTGCCCGTGCTTTGGCTCCGGCAGGGGAATCACTTGCCGATACCGAAATGATTGCTCCATCCGTGCTACCGTACAAATCATTTCGCCCACCCCCATACAGATCGTTTCCCCATTGTGCAGGAACCTGAACAACCGCACCCAGAAGCAGAACTACCAAACCTATTCCTATCCAACTTGCTCGAAATCGTTTCATCTTACACACCGTCCTTTACTGTTTCGGTTTTTTTGTTAAATCGTTCTGCCAACCAGTTCAGCGGGTGAATCTGTTGCGGACCTTGCATATTGGCGAATCGTTGACCCAAAATCTTGCGAGCAAAGATAAGATCGTTTGGTTTCATTGTCCCGCCATACCGAAACAAATGACCACATATTACGTCTTTATGAACCAACGTTCGACCGCCGGAAAGCCATATCTTCAAAGCCCACTCTACACCCAAAGCACCTAACCGACCCAACTCTTCCCAGTTTTGTTCCAGCTCATTGAACCTGTCTTTATGTATCATCCAGGCACAACCGATAGAGGCCATAGTCTCAGCCACTTTTTCGCCGTTGAATTTCTGCTTATCAGTTTTAACTACGTTCAAGTCGGGCTTGATAGTCACAAAGTCAAAACCCTTATCCCGAACAGTCCACGTCTCATCGTCTATCTCTCGGATACAGGCCACAACCATATCGTTAGCCTGGCATACTTCTTTCATTAACGTATCCCAGTGCGGCGACATAATGCAGTGCCCATCTACTTTGAATAAATACTCCCCGTTTGCCCGGTTCGCTGCTACGTTCAGACAATGGCGCATTCCCTGTCCGTCTTCATCGGTTTCCACCAGTATCTCCACCGGTCCATCCGCTGTTGCGCGCAGATTCATAATAGTCTCGGGCAAATACCGCTCGAATAAGTCGGAAATAATTACGCTGACAAGGGAATGAGTCACCTTTGTATCTCCTGCAACATAGAACCACAGGGGATCGGACAGAGAGTACACGCCCCTGTCCAGGATCCCGCATGGCTCAAAGGGCGTTAATCGTCACGGTCCGCTACAACACGAACATAGTCAACATCAAGAGTTTCGACCTGCGCGGCATGTGTCTTAGCCGAAAGAACAACGTGCATCGCTACCATACCAGCGATCGTCAAATCCTGCGTAGCATATGCCTTGCCGTTGATGTAAGGTGTTACCTTAGCGGTTACACCATCATTGCAGTCAACCTTGAAGCCCAGCCGATACCAAGTATCTGTGACATAAGCTAGCATATCAGAAAGCGATCCCTTATCAGTAGCATTAGACGTTTCAAATTCTATAAACTTATTAGTCTCGAGTTTGAAAAACAAGATACCGTCGTGGGTAGCGATTGGGGCTGAACCATCAGCCTGCATTAGCCCGTCACTTACACTAGACAGTCCGACACACCAACTTGCATCGTAGTTGGATGCGTCTATCTCAGTACACCTAACACGACACTCGAAGAAAATGTTCTTATCGGCATCGATAATGAAATTCTCGTAAGTGCTATGTAGCGTAATACCATCGTCTTGACTTCCGCCAGTCAGTACGTTGATAATTCCATCACGCCCGCCGACAACCGCAGCAGACCCTCCGGCGTCTTCGTCCGTAAGAGTCCACCGGTCGGCATCGACATAAGGAACCATGAAATCGTCGAAGAATTCCACCCGAGGCATTGCCTGTTCCAGCACGTTCATGTGCGTTGGCAAAACGATACGATGATCGGCGTTGGCTGCCGACAAATACCGTTTCACGGAAATTCCACCTTCCGTATTAGATACGATGATGTTGGCATCATCAGCGGTTTGCCACCAGCTTACCACCCCGTTCGTTACCGTAGTGACCGGGTTCGTTTTCGCCGTCCCGCTATCATCCGAATAAATGGCGCTTTGGTCGATGGATACGGTCAAATCGTCTTCCACGGGTTGACCGTTCTCATCAATGACCTGCACCCAAAAGTTTTTAAGTCCGTCCATTGTCAATACTCCTTACGAAGTTTTTTTAGTTCAAAGTTTCTTCCCATCGTTCCAAACCTGTCACCGGTTCGGTTAATCGGAAACGTACACGGTATCAACGGCAATCACGCCGAAATCTTTGGAGTTGTAGCGGGTCTTCTTGATCCCATAGACCACATCTGTTGCCACACCCGGGACACGCCCGTAATCGAAGTTCTTCTCGTACCAGCCCGGATACTGACCGTAGGCCACAACGCCCGCCTGTGCTCCGCAGAACAGGGCACGCGCTCCGTAAATGGCATTACCCAAGATATTCGTAGCGGTGTCCGTGGTTTCCCACGCTTCCGTCGCTGCCGTTCCCCCGGCTCCCAGTCGAGTTGTGATCTTCGCGTAGGAGTGAATAATCACATCGTCCCAGATTCCAGCCGCTCCGCTAAAGATGGGGTTCTTGTTACCTCGCACACCGGCGTCTCGTTGCGCAGCTAACCAGGCGGTTTCCGCTCGCAACGCTTTCAACTGATACGGATGAATCAGCATCACGAAATGATCTACACCATCGATCTTGAGCGGGCGCAACATCGGATTACACTTGACCGTCGCATGGCGTTTGACAGCAGAGATAGTTTGGGTATTGAATCGATGCGTTGCCTGTACCAGAGATGAATCCCCGGCAACACGGGCAAAACTTCCACTCGCCGCCACATCACCACCACACCACTTATGCCCGGAATCGGTAGCACTGACCGACGTATCCGGGGCAACCGCCGTGGTCTGACCGGCGCTGTTAACCAGTCCGGACAAAGCCAGAACGAAATCATCGTCTGTCAACTGCCCCATCCAGTTCCCGAGCGCTGTTTTGCCATTCGTCTGGATGTTGCGCTTGGTGCGCTTCATTGACATCTTGCCTGCTGCCCGAACACCGTTCCCGCGCAAATTCACGTCTACGGAATCCTGGTAGAAGACTAGTTGCTCTTCGTTCCCTTCGATCTCGCTGTCCCCGTCAACGCCTTCGCCGACCAAGTTCATCAGCAAGTCATACTTGATCGTATCGCCCTTCTCGCCTTTCTCCAGGTCCGTGATCTTTTGGATCATGTCATCCTGGGAAGTGCCCATAAATTTCTTGAAATACGTTTGTTTCTGCGCCTGTTTCATCAACAGCGCAGACCATATACTTATGGTTTGTGCCGCATCGGTAGAAAAGGGGGTCGTAGCCATAACATAACTCCTTGTTGGTTATGTGGCTAGTCCTCCGCCTCCTCAATCATCTTAAGGAGTTCAGATTCCGGCTTGTCCATCAAATCGTCAAAGGAAGAACTATGTTCATCCTGACCCAAGAGTTGACTTAACGAACCGGAGCCTTTGCGGGAAGAACCGCCACTCGATTTTAGTTTTTCCAGCAACTTCACCGTCCGAACCGCATCAATGCGTTGGGCAATAGCCGGGAACGTACAACCCAGGGTATAAGCTAACTCTGCCGGGTTATCGTCTTGGGCTACGGTTTGAACCAAATGTGGCTTGAGCTTGGCCAACGGTGCAAACCCTTCCTGAAACACAGTATCGAAGTCCAGCCCTTTACCGGCACTTTCGACCGTGTGTTTTTCTTTGGCACGGGTTTCTGATTCAAAGAACCGCCGATTCATATCCACTTGCTGCTGCTGCTTTTTTTCTTTATCTTGCTGTTCTTTTTCCTGCTTTCGGATTTTCTTCAAATCCCCAGCGGTCAGAATTTCCGTGTCGGGCAATTCCTCCGGATTGGACTCCGCAGATTTCTTGCCCCGCAACTCTTCCAGCTCTGCCTGCATGTCCAGCGACCGTTGCTCCGCTTCCTGCCGTCGTTGTGTTTCATGCTGTTTGTCGCCCAGCAATCCTTTAAAGGCAGCGGTATGGCTGACATCCGCATCGTCGGGAATCGTTACCGGTTCCGTGTTCGGTTCAGTAGTTTGTGTTGCTGTGTCTAACATTTTTTCACTCATTTCAATTGCTCCTAACGTACTTACTTGAATTCCGGCGTAAGTTACCGGTTACCCCCGTCAAATATCCCTGACGGTTCGGGAAACAGTTTGGCCCGTGCTTTGCCCGGCACGGGAACGGGAATTAAAAAAGCCCCGGCAAAACAATAGAAAGAAAAGTTCTATTGTTCACCGAGGCTTCGCGTTTTACGATTGTCCCTGGTTCGGGTCTATTTAGTTGTCAGTATCAGTCAGTTTAACGCTCTCCTTCACATTTACATTCGGTACGTTGCCATCATGGAAATTTACTTCCACCGATCCGAAGAACTTTGGTTTTGATTCCAGTAATTGCCGAAAAAACTGGGAAAGTTTCGCAATCGTGTTATGTGGTTTATCCATTAGGCTGCATTTCCCCCCGGTCCCTGCTCGGACATCTGCGCCATGTCCTGAATAATCTCATCCTTGTTTTCCACATCGGAGGCCGCAATCAAATGTCTCGGATGGATGGGCACACCGTCAACTATCATTTCCTTTAACGTCTGATAGTTGGCTATTCGCACCGTGGGCATTTGTGGACTAAGGCTTACTTTCACCTTGAACCGGCCTGATGGTGCACTCTCTAACTCTTTCGCCATCTCTTCGGTTACATCAATCAGTTGGGTTATTTCCTCCAAGGAATACAATCCGTTTTTCCGGATGATATCCAGCATGGTTTTACCCAGGATGATCTTGGTATGATTATAATTATCAAACAACATCGTATTAGCGGTCAACCCCTGCTCTTGTTGTAATGCAATCGCCTTCCCGCTGATCTTCCTATCTGGAGTCTGTGCTTGCAACTGGCTATTTACCCCGGAAATATCCTTGATATCGCTATCGGGCAGTTCTGACATGGCCAAATGACCTGGTGATGCGGGAACAGGAATGATTCGCTGTAACTCTTTGCCCGGTCGTTTCTTAATGATTATGCCTGGCTTCGATCCGAAATCCTCCAGCACGGACCAATCTGCCAACGCATCATCATCCCCAATCCATCCACTGTTGGCAGTAGAATTCAAATGATGCAATACCTGGCTGCGTCGCTTGTTGTGCTCCTGTTGTGGATCGACCAAGTTATCCACCATCCCAATGTTGAACCCCTCCATGTAATACGCACAGAATCGAACCAGTGGGAACTTGCAGCATCCCTGCAACGGATCGTCCCGATGATCCAGAAGCTTATTCCCGATCCAGGTTGTGACGTGCATATTGTTTACTCGTTGGTGTTCCAGAAAATCGTATTTATCTGGATAGGTATCTACTAAATATTTAGCATATTCGATTCCGTCTTTATCAGTAACCCGTCTCACTTCATCTGTGGTTGTATTTATCAGTAGATTGAAATATTCTTTTGACTTCCACCAGCATTGCTTGACCCACAATTTCCGTGACTCTTCTTCCTCATCACCCTCTCCTTCGTGCTCGGCAAAGTAAGCTTCTTCTTCCGGATAGTCCTCGGTTTCCACTGTGGACGCATCCGGTAATCCGTAAGCCTCTGCCAAATCATCGTAGGATACATTATCCAGCTTCACGTCCGGAAATTCGTCTTGTAACTCTTGCTTTGTCATTCGCTTGAGCCGAATAACGAACTCCGCCCCTTTGTTCAGGTTGTAGTGTTTGTCCCGCCCATCTTCCAACACTTCGAACGGAGACAGTCGCTCCAACGTCAAATCCCCTTGCAATGGATCCTCGCTATAATCCACATCCAGGCCCACCCAACCCTTGCCCGAGATTATCCCATCGTCGAACATCGCAGCCGTTTCCCATTCGGATTCCGCATCATCTGCTGTGTCTTTGAGTAACGTGGTATAGACCTGTGCCCAGTTCTGATTCGATCCCTTGAACGGGTACACCTTGAAATCCTGCTTATTCTTACGCTTGATCCCGCTGACGGTATTGATTACTGGGAATATCTTATTGACGGTTAATGCTGGTCGATTCTCGGATTCGCATTTCCTTCGGTCGGCTGCATCCCACTGATCCCCAAAGTAAAATGCGTACCCCTGCTTTGCCCGCTTAATCCAGTCACGGTTAGTACGCAACCCGATCCGGTAATAGCGTCGCATCCGCTTGAGGAGTTTGTCTTTTTCTTGTGCGTTTAGCTTTTCCATTAGCCTTTTCTATTCTTCCCTTTGCCTCTGCCACCCCCTTTACCATGTCCAGGTCCATCAGAAGCACAGCCGCCGGTGTTCGCATTTCGTCGCCCACCACCTGCTTGTCCTTTACTTTGTCCAGCCCCTTTTTTCTTTCCTAATGCCATAATCAATTTCCTTTCATTCCGCTCGCTCACCTAAACAACGGCCCAAACTTATATTTATGGTCGTTGTCTCATCCTCTACTTTTAGCTTATAAGTACTTCGTTGGATTCTGGATATTCCATCAGGGGGCATTGAGTCTATCGTTACTCTTCCATCCATAATGTAAATAGCATCATGGTATTCATCGTGAAGCCTGAACATCGTATTGCCGCACTCGAATACTAAATCAAGGCACATATAACCGCTTTCGTGTACTTTTGTGCCGGGAAGAATATATACAGCATCACATTCATCGGGAATTCCGTTTGTTGTCTGAATTGCCCGTAATGATTCAAGTGAATATTTATACAAATTGTCACCCATTCTTTACTCCGCTCGATGCACGTAAAATATCACCGCTTTATCTTGCCAGTAATGCACAATCTCCATCATCGCCCGTTTCACCGCCGATCCATGCAAAGCCAGGTACACGGCAACTTTCTTCTCGTGAAAAGTTTCTTCAATTGTCTTTCCATTAAGCGGAAATAAAGCCTCATCAAACATCTTCCAAAGTGACGGACGAATGATTATCGCTAATTGATTATTGGGATCCTTATGCTTTTCAAACGACTCTAACGCTTCCGGTAGTTTCGCCAACGGCACATCGTCCACTGGGATATGCGTTGGACCCACCTGGGTTATCAATCCGCTCGGACTCGGCTGAATGATCCGGTTCACCGAATTCTGCCTGCGTACTGTTTTTAATGAATTAGCAATCATTTATATCTGTATCCCATATTTCTTAATTGTTCTTGGTTTATTATGCTTAAATGAAATCCACTATCAGTTATCCGATCTTTTAGGCTTGCCAACTTCCGAGGATTATAACTACGAAGAGTGTTATTGAATTCACAATAAGGACACGCCCAGTTGGTTTTTTTACTTGCACGATAGTTTCCTACGCTAAACTCTCGGCCACATGCCAGACACGTTTTCATGGACGTCTCGCTTCCTGTTTCCGCCTGCGCAGTTCCCGTTTAGCCTTTTGTTGTAAATCCCAGGGTAACTCATGGATTGATTCGGCGTTGGGAACTCCTACCTCTACCAATACCTCTGCCTCCATCTCCTTCGTCTCTTCCCCATCCGGTCCCTCCATGACATCCAGATAGTTTTTCAACTCCTGGAACCGTTTAACCTTTTGGGGATCGACACCTTTGCGAAGTTTACCCGATTTCGGGGTATATAACTCCACTTGCAGCAAATCATATTCCTGCTGAAACTGTGCTAATCTTCCGTCATCATCCATAATGAATTACTCTCCTGTTTGGAGTTAATGGTTACGCGCTCATAGCCGTGGTACTTGCATTGTCACGGCGATACGCATCTTTCCAGTTTCGTTTGTTCCGTTTACTCTCATCCGGCACCTGGTTATATAAATATAATCCCATTGTATATGTGTCCCCTCGATCCGGAGACCGGGTCAACCGTTTCTTGATGTCTTCCTTTGGCTCCACAATCATCCGACTGCCCCGGAACTCATACGTGGGAGTACAAAGTTGATTCTGTAGCGTCTCGTCTTCCCAGGATAAATCCACATCCCCTTCCTGCAACATCTGCGCCGCAGTGTCGTATATCTCTGCTCGCAGATTAAAATATTTGTCCGTGTCCACTGCTTTGGATGCCCCATTGATTCCCCACACCAGATACTTCCCGCCACTCATCTCTCGCAGTCGATCCACGATCCCCGCCCCCAGCCCGATCTCGTCCACGGCAATTACAGAAGCCCTGTGCTTTATCGCCTGGGAGTGTAGTCGGTTTGCCGTGTACATCAGATCCTTTTGCCCGTAAATTTCTTCCTCTTCGATGTCGGTGTTATTCATCACATAGATCACCGTCTCGTCATCCCCAAACCGGGCCGGATCACAGACAATGAATATCCGCTTCCCGGGTACGTGTATGACTCGGTCAAATGCGTTCTGGATCCACTCGCTTCGAATCATCTGGTTGTTCGCCGCCAGAGAATCCCAATCCCCGTACAGATAAGCCCGCAAGATTTCCGGTCGATGCTTCCAGGCATCTTGTAGTTGCTCGACGTATCTCCCGGGCAGAAAGGGGTTATCCGAAGGCAGGGAGCGAACAAACTGTTTCCCCGGTTTTGGATGGGTAATGAATTCGTCCTTGATCCAGCACTGGGCCGGATTCGCTGTCCATAAGCATTTGGTAGATACATGAGTTCCCTCAATCCCCAACCGCAGCGTACCCCGTAACATCCCCACATCGTCCAGGGTTAGTTCTTCCGCCTGGTCCACGAAGATAAACCCGAACTCCGCACTGTTGAATTTATTGACCACCTCCCGATCGTCCATGCCCCCATAGCACAACTTCACTCGACTATCGATCACGATTTCCTTCGCCTGGGTACGCAGTTGGTAAAGCTCTTCCGGTACCTCCCGCTTCCAGGTTTCGAGAGTGGTATCACTGAAATCAGTGGATTGTTTACGCCCCATGAACCCTAACGGGATCGGGAATTTACGCCGGGCAATGTTGAATTTCTCAATCACATCCCAGCAATGTAGGAAACTCCACCGCACACCCAACACGCTCTTGCCGCCCCCCTTAGCGCCCCCGTAGGTCATCTCATCGCACTCATCACTGTCCAGGGTCAACCTGGCCTCTGTCTGTCTGGAAGAGAATTTCCAGTCCAGATCGATATCAATGCTTTGCTTTTGAGTTGTTGCTACCATCCTTGGCCTCAAAGTTATCCGTAATTTTGATACTTACATTGAGATCACCTTGCAAAGAATGCTCCATCGAATTCGGAAAGAGTCGTAGATGTTTGCCAAGTAGTTCCAGGGCCTTGAGAGCGTTTGGCCGGTCCCCGTCGGCTTCTGCCGCTATTGCCTGTTTGTTGATCCGTTCCAGTATCTCGTCCGCTACTATGCCGGTCCGTTGCTGCTGGAGCATCAACCCCTGCTCGATTGCCTTTGCTACATGGGGTATCCGTATCAACCTAGGAGTGTTGGTGGTAGAGCTTTGGGGATCGTAGCCGGCACGAATCGCTGCTTGTAAGGCATTGCAGTCCTTGAGGTATTCGGCTACGAATCGTTTCTGTTTGTCGGTGAATCTTGGTTTTCGTTTTTTGCTCCGCTTCTCTTTCATAATCTTTCTTGCTTGCCTATCTTCCCTATCTTTACTCTTTACCATTAGCATAAACATGCAGATTCACGGATTACAAGATAAATCTTTGGGAAGTTAGTTAGATATGAAAGAATAGACGGGATAGGTTGGATAGACGGTTAAATATTTTTTATTTATTACCCCAAAAGTAACATATGATACCCCAAAAGTATTACCTTCCCCTTTCCCCTGAAAAATTTAGGGGCGACGACTCGTTGAGGGAGTAAGGAGAGTAAGCCGCCGCCCCCAGGTGTAATTATGCTACTCTTTCTGGGAGTCCTCTCATCTTGCGAATAATGTTCTCCGCTTCCGGTCCGATCAGTTTGGTTAGCTTGGCTTCCAAGAATACCCAATCGTTGGGCCGTTCTTTCTTCCAGACGTCAATCGCTCCCACCACAGTTTCCGTGAGTGCGTAGCTAGTATTAGCTTTGCGTCTATTCCAGGCACCAAAAGCAAATCCTAAAATTCCCAGTATGGCCGCCGCTGGTGGATACACTGCCTGGAGGATTGGTGTTAATCCTATAGCCAGAGGCTCCGCCTGTTTGGTCACAACGTCCACCTTGGCGGTTACATTGGGATCCAGTATCTTTTGCCCGGTCTGCTCATCGTAGACGCATCCGCTACCGAGTACTGACACTACCATCAACAGCAGCACCAGCAAATAAATCCTGTTCGTCGTTTTCATCGCGATTCCTTTCGCTAAGAGTTTCGATTTCTATATGAACACCTGGTTTTTCTCCGTATATTTTTTTACCCAAACTAACACATGACTGACTGTCATCGTGCCATATAATGCCTGTCAAAGCATCCTCCAAGGCTCGCATAAGTTTACCTCGGTCTGGCTTGCTAATGTGATAATGAGGTGCCTTTGCTTTCAGCACCCCGGCGTTTCTCCCAGTCCCATAATCCCCTTTCCGGTACGGCATCACGAAGACAGCATACAAATAGACCGGTCCCGTGAGCAGGATTCCCCGATAGGCCATTAACGCAAAGGAGGATACAGTCGATTGCCATGTTTTGGTATATTTCCCCGCATCTCTTATCACCACAACAGGCTTATGAGTTTTGGGGTTCATTACCAAGGATCCATCTTTGCGAGTAATGGTTTGCCCGGTTTTACTACCCCCCGGTCTGGGGATTCCTGGGACAAAGAAGGAGATTTTCATCAGTTGGCTCTTTTCATTTGACTGCCTTAAGTTCCTCGAAAGACTGCAAAATCGCTATTATATTACCACTCGCCATTGCTTTGTCAGCACGGGACAATTTTTGCCTAATGGTAATTGCTCCAAACATACCTGGCGGCCCAATTTCTTTGTAATAACCCAGTATCTCTCGCACCCTCGCCTGTTCTTTTGGGAATTCTTCACCTACTGAACTCATCAGTTGAAGCCTCCTTCCAGAAGCGGAAGTTCCTGGCTCTCGGTTTTAATGAGTTCTTGGAGTTGCTCAACCGCTTCTTTCCAGGCACTCTTGGCAATGGTGTGGGCTTCCTGGGTTTGTGCCGCCTTTTTCCCACACTTCTCAACTTCAGCGCTCTGTTTGCAGATTTCATCGAAGGCATGCGCCTTGGCATACACATCATCCGGCTTTTGGGGTGGTGTGACTTTCTTCGCTACTTTCTTCGTTGCTTTGGCCATAATTTCAGGCTCCTTTCTTTTTTGCTTGTTTTACGTTTTCTATATGCAGTTCTCGTATTGTTTGAATTCGTTTTAGGTAAGCATCTTTTCCCCCTTCCAACTTTTCCCGCTGTTCCCGAGATTCCTGGAATATCTCTGCCGATGTTTTGATTTCGTTTTTGTTAGAATCCAATTTGCGGATTTCCTGATATTTTTTTAACAGGCTTTTTTCTACCTGGTTGGTACAGAGTTGCTTTTGACCGGGAAGAGGTTTCCAATGGTTGAGGATCCACTCTTGAAAATCTTTGATACCAACCACGATATCCAACCCGGGATATCTCTCGTGATAATCCTCCATGATTTCCTGTGTGACCCCCCGTATGCAGTTCCCTTCCCAGTCGAAGTAAATCTTATGATTTTGAGAAAAATCGAGATCGGCTACAGTAGTCTTCTTTACATTCTTACATTCTTTACATTCTTGCATGTGGTCGGTTGTTGGTCGGTTGTTGGTCACTTGTTGGTCACTTTGTTGGTCACTTTGTTGGTTAGTAGGGATTTCGTTGTATTGGTAATCCTTGTATTTAACAATAGTTATAACGCTAAAATGGCGGGTCGTCTTGATGGTCACTTCGTTGGTCGATTTTAGGTGTTTTAATGAAGTACGCACAGAACGTACTGAAATCCCCGTTTGTTCAGATAACGTATCTCTGCCGGTAATCAACTGCCCGGGTTGTAGAATTACTCCTCTGAATTTGGTGGCTTTATGCTGGGCCATCAAAACCAAATGCTGAAATAAATGACAGGTATTAGGGTCGGTGTACCACTCCCATTCTGTCATTTTCCGGTGCAATTTAATCCAGCCATTATTGGTACTTTTGCTCATTTTGTTTCATTGACCTTATCTAGCCATTGTTGATATGTACTACCCTCGCTACAATCCACCACGTCCAACATTTCCAACATCTCTTTCGCCTCACCCAACAGCTTCCGCATCCGGGCGTTTTCTGCTTTCAGGCTAGCAATGGTCAACCCCTGGGTATGGCTTTTTTGGATGAAATGTTTCATCTGTTCTCGGGCTTTTTTGTCCTTCATTTTGTGTCTCCTTACCTAATTCATTTACAATTAAAGACAGGTCTGTTATGGTTCGGGTTGCCTCTTCTTGCAGATCGTAGAACAGTTTTTTCTTGGTTTTACGGATGAAGGTTTCGTCTGCAACCGCTTTCATGCCAATGGTTTCCCGCAAGTCGCCATATTTTACGATTAAATCTATGAGTGTTTTTGGATTCATTTGTCAGTCTTCTTGCTTAAATATCACAATAGCACTAGGAAATGAGGCGTTGTATTTTGCCCCACCGAATTTCAACCGCCCTTCGATGTAGCGTATTTCTGTTGCCTTCATACAATAGTCATGCCACCATCGAGTATCTGTTCGGCTCGGAATCAAAAACACCACCGTTTTCCCTTTAAGGAATTCCTCATATCCTTTTTTTAGCCACTTCCCGATTTCTCTGCCGTATGGAGGATTGACAAAACTCGATTGCCCCCATCCTGTTTGCAATCCGTTAAATTTTGGATATTTGGGGCATGGATCGAAGTCGAACCTAAATTCTGCATCAAGGATTTGATAGACCTCCCTCGGTGTTTGCTGGTTAATCCGCATACTTGAAAAGTGGATATTAGTTTTTGTCACTTACTCCTCCTCCCCCGGACACTTCAACCTTGCAAGATCATACAGATTCACCTTACCCTCATCCTCCAACCAATCCCGTCGCCCGTCATAGCCCACATCCTCGACAGTGATTACAATGGTTTCTTCTGTAACAGAGTTCCCGTCGCTCACCCGGAATGTCACCAGGTATTCCCCCGCCTGTTCAAAAGTGGGTGTCCAGCGGAATATATTATTCGGTTCCTCCGTTGCTGGTTCTTGCTTTGGCGTAGACTTGCAGCCCATTGCCATCAACAGCAGAATGAAATACAGTAGGATGGTTTTCCAATTAGTCACCTTCCACCTCTTTTTCGTAATAAGTAAGTTTGTTCTTTAAAAGACTTTCACCGTATCCCCGACCCTCTATGAAACAAGCCAAACATGCAGGGGAATCAACAGTAACACTTCTTTTCACAAAACCCTCGCCTACGAAAAAACCCATCGGATAATACAATTTATCTCCTGTGTGTAGTATCTCGCTATTCGGATGGTCAGGACATTTCTCCATGCTTCGCCTCTATTCATACCTTTCAAAAACGTACTTTGTTTTGGTGGAATTCAATTTGTAGACTGCAAGATGTTGTTTCTTTTTGCGGCGTTTCAACTCCATCTGTTCTGCTATAGGAAACAAGTATTCTTCTGGAAGCGGCATTGGTGGTTGATGAATAGCCCCATCCTGTTGGCCGCCTATAAATTCCATTCTAACTGTCTTTGACATCGTTATTCATCTCCCCACCGTATCACCTGTCCTTCAAAGGGGAGGCCGTGGTGTTTTTGAAACCAGTGAATCATGTCCAAGTCGGTACCAAAGCCGTCTTTCTGTGCCAAATACTCCAATTCGTAGATTTCAAATTTTCGCCACCTTTTAAGCCACCCGCACTCCCGCCAGTAATACCATTGTTTTGTAAACTTAACTTCAAATGTTCGCACACAAACCACCGTTTTTAACAACCGGCATTGCTTCGTCCGCTGCCCAGTATAAAGATAGAGCGTATCGCCCCTTTTGATCGGATGCTTTCGGGTCTTTCGTATCGTCTGATTCTTGATACCCGCAAAAACTTTATCCGCAAATTCTTCATAAAAATTCAGGGCTGGCATTTTATACTTCCTTTCCTACGCTTCCTATTGCATCATATTCAAACATCCTTGTGTTTCGCATTTCATCCAGATATGCCCGTTATAGGAACTGATAGAATATTGCAATTTCTTACCGCATTGTGGGCAGTCAATTACCCCTTGTTTCTGTTTCTTTTGTTGGATTTTTAGGAAGGTAATCTTGATGACGTTAAGCCTTTCCTCCCACTCTCTTTCTATTGCCGTTGTTTCTTCAGGAGTCATATTACTTCTCATCCTTTCCTACAATGGCTAAATTATCAAACCGCATGATTCCCCCTTGCCATTGCAGCGGGATTGTACTGGTGGGGCCGTTGCGGTGTTTGGCGACAATCAATTCCACCTCATTGTTCACCGTGTATCCCTTTTGCTTTTTCTTATAATAATCCTCTCGATACAGAAACAGAATTACATCCGCATCCTGCTCAATCGCTCCCGACTCTCGTAAATCCGCCATTTGCGGACGCTTATCTTCCCGGTTCTCCAGTTGCCGATTCAACTGGGATACGACAATCACCGGGATATCCAGTTCCCGCGCCAACAGTTTCATTTGCCGTGAGATACTGGCTATCTCATCATTACGGTGGTGGTACCCAGACATAGTGAGCAGTTGCAGATAGTCCAGGATTACCAGCCGGATATCGTGCTTGTGTTTCAGTGTGCGGGAGATGGATAGTATTTCGGTAGGCTGCATTTGCGGGGTGTCCACAATCACAAACTTTCGATCCTGGATCCAGTTTGTAAAATCAGCCAACCGCCCCCGTTCGGCTTCCGGATTCACCTTCTCATTATGAATAGCGTAATAAGAAATACCGCTGCGTTGGGACAATAATCGTTTTACTATTTCTTCCTGACGCATTTCTACAGAAAACAACAGCACCCCGAAATCCTCGTTTAGCAGGTATTCGGCAATGTTCAGGGAAAGGGCAGATTTACCCATACTCGGCCTTCCTGCCACAATAACCAATTCCCCAGGATGCAAGCCGCCATAGGGAGTATCGTATTCCTCGAATCCAGTCGGGATCCCTACCATCGGTTTCCGGTTCGGGTCGTTTAGCCGCATCATTAAATCATGGACAGTATCTTTGACCGGGACAATCGTTTGGGTGAGTCGCCGCTGGGAGATTTGAAAGATATCCCGTTCGTGGTTCCCAATCAGTTCTGTCGTTTTGGTGGCTTCGTCCAGGGCGGTTTTGAGGGTTTTGTCACACTGGCGAATCAATGCTCGCCGTTGGGATAATTCCAACACGGTATCGGCATAATATTTGCCGTTAGTGAAGGAGGGGACAGATTGCAGAATATCAGAAAGGGTTTGGGCCGGTACTTCGGTTTTCCGGGCCTCCAGTTCATTTAGGAGCATCACCCCATCAATCGGTTTCCGCTCTTCATAGAGGGATTGAATGGCCCGGTAGATCATTTTGTGATGAAGGATGAAGAAATCATCCGGTTTCAGAAAGGGGAGTATATCGGGATAAATCGTTTGTTCTTCCCCGTCCAGTATCAGGGAGCCGAGAACGCACATTTCCGCTTCCTGCGACATTGGGACGATAGGGGCGTTGGAGGTGTGTTTTGGAATCCGTTCCACTAGAGTTACTCCGTTTTACTTATCGCTTTCGGTCATCAATTCCATCAACCGCTTATCGTCCCTGATTCCATTAGCCAAAATCTGCATCATGTGTTTTATGGCTTCTTTGTTGTACTTCGTGATAGTTTCTTCTTTGAGTTCCTCGAACGCCTCATTGACCGTGGTGGCAACTTGGTTCTCAATCGCCTTCCCTATCGTTTCCTCAATGATTTCTCGACCCCGTGAATCCTTGCTGGAAAAATGTCTAGCTATTCGTTTACCAAGGATTTTTTGAATGCTCTGCATGTGGGCCTTGCCGTCAGAACTGAATTCCAGCACTTTTTCAGTCATTGCCACTTCGATCTGCTCATCCGCCTTTTTTATCATCTTGTCAGTCCAGAATTTACTTACAGTAAGATGGGCGTAGGCTTTAACCAGTTTCTCAAAGTTGGACTGAATCGTGTTCTGTATCATGTCGATTAACGAATCAATCATGGTGTCGATTCGGTTGGTTGGCAAACAACTGGATTCTAACTGGGTACGTAGCTCTTGCAGGATTTCGCTACCTGCAAGATTAAGCATTACAACTTCCGCCTTTACGTTTTCTGGGTGATGTTCGCAATCGGTCATATCACACCTGCGGCAATCATAATCAGTAACTTCCTCTTCTTTGTAATCACAATAATGGTCTGTCATTGTATTTTTCCTTTCTGTTGTCACGCCTCCGTGACGGGTTAGGTTGTCAAAAAAATAGCCCCGGCAGGATTCGATACCTGCATTCTTCATCGTCAATTGGCTCATCATCGGTATTTCAACCGCTATACCCTTTTTTATGCTATGTTGCCGCAATCCGTATGTAGCGTCTCGTTAAGCATTCCGCCACGGGACCGTATTCACTTGTCAATCAACGACAACCCAATCATCCGCCAGCATATCAGTCTGACTTGCCAGCCAACCAGGAAGCCACTTTCCATCAGCGGTCCATGTGGCAATATAGGGCAGTGTGACCAAAGGTGTATCTTCACCGATAAACGCCGCTGTTCGGTCGTTCACCTTTTTCCCCGGCTCTTGAGAATTGAACGGAGGCAACGACATGCCATCCATCAATGCAATCCACATGTCCTTGCCGTTCCAGCCCTTACGCGCGACCTTCTTGCCTCGCTTCAGCATGAAGATGGCCCCTCCAAAATTCATGCCTTGGCGAACGTCCTGGTAGGCTTCCTCAAAGGCTTCCTCTGGTGACCACGAAAGATATCCACCATAAGTTACGTCGTAACCGGGAAGTCCATCCTTCGAGGCTCTGTGTGCAGCAATCAATTTTTGTCCAACATAATCATCCATAGCAATACTCCTTATAAAAATAGGTTTTACTTGTCAAAAAAACAGGCGCGGTACGGGATAGTCCCGAGTCAGCTATTCCGCGCCTGCCAATCATGGAAAATTCGGGGGTAGAAAAAAAACGACTCGCACGCCGGGACCGTCCCGACTTATTAGTTTCACCTACATCTTTTGGATTCTTTAGCATTTTTTGGGTCCGTGTGAGTGTCTCCACATAAGTCATTATTACGTTCTGTTCACTGCGAGTCGCTTGGTTTGATTAAAATGGGATATCTTTACCGGAGGGCGGCACCAGGGCCGGGGGTGTTGCCGCTGCTGGCTTAGTGGCCGTTGCTTTGCGGGTATTCATCCGGGCGTTCAACTTCCGCAAAACCTCTTTCGGGAGAGCCTGACGAGAAAACCCTTTGTATTCATTTAAATACCAGCGGTCGTTTGTATTGCCCTTATATTCTTCATGAGCACATTCCAAAATAGCATTGTTGACATTCTCGTTGGCGAATACCGGACGGTCGAAATCATAGTTCCATCCCATAGATTCCAAAATATCGTAGGTATTGTCATAAGCCGTCTCGCTCAACCAGAGTTTCACATCCCGGCGCATCGGACGTTCCAGGGGTGTCCAGTCTTTACCGTCGGAGATGTGAGTAATTTCATACGTAAGGTACATACAGGGATATTTGTTTTTCCCTAGTTCCTCCATCCCTCCTTCAACCAAACCGCCTGAATAAATTCCTTCTGCATTCATAATTTTACTTGTCCTTTCGAATTTGCGTGTAAATAGTGTTCCAACTTTTGGACGGATCGTTGGGAATATCAATCTCGTTTTCCATCCCGTATCGGTTTTTGGCATCGAACGCATCCCGGCGTTCTGTGTAAACAATTCTTTCCGTTCCCCCAATCCCTTTTCCCTTCTTTAATGCTTCCGGTTTCCCACCTCGCTCGGTATCGACTACCGAATAGAAATTACCGAACAAAACCGCATCACCCCATTTTGCCGTTGCCGCCCACGTCTTGTCGTGAACATCCGACACATACCGATCATAGTCGGCACCCAGGGGATTCTTGAACGTCTTGATTTTACAATGGGATAAAATCAAGATAGTAATCCCTTCGCTGCGTAACTGATCCAGCTTAACCAATAATTTCAGCCACTCATTAACAGCAACTTCATACCCTCGCTTGTAGCTTGCGAATCCTCGTTCGCCCCAGTCCCCATTGAAGTCACGGTCGCAAACGTTGACATGACACAATCTCTCAAATCCACCCAGAGCATCCAGGACTACCGTATCATGCCCGCCCACATGATCCAGCATAGCCAACAGTTCCTCCCAGGTGGCAATGTGAGCGGCATCCACATTCGGTACCAGCCCGGCACCCAGCAACGTCGTGTATCCGGTTTCTCCGGTTGCCATCAGAATAGCCGGATTCGGGGCATAAGTTCCCATTGTCGTTTTCCCCCAACCTTCTACCGCATTCAGGATAATCCGGGGGGGTTGGAATACCGGTTCCAGTTTTCCCAGTGCAGGGACGTTAGCCGCTTTTTTCTCGTTTCCGTTCCCAGTGCGCCGGGTGGTAGTGGGAAGCGGGGGCGGCATTTTGGGTAAAGTTGCAGTAGTCATAATTTTAAACCTCCGTTAGTTCGGGATGAACATTTTCTATGATTTCAAATCCCTCCGGTGCCACACCGGAAGTAATATCGTAACCGTCAGTACATATCGAATCGAAGTACGGGCATTTCCCGAACCCGATACAGGCACCGGTATTTCGGGGCCAACGTCCAAACCGTCCGCAATCGTGAATCAGGTGTGTCATCTGCCATAACTCATATTGGTATTCCTCGATGTCCGCTTCCAGACGGGGAATCTCTTTACGGGCCAGGAACCGGTCCGGATCTTCAACTACCTGATCGGTATAACGTTGTCCGTATTCTTGCGGTGTTTCTGAACGGGAAACAAGAGTTTGCTCTTCTTTGTTTAATACCGCTTGTTTCCAAGAGCCGGTTTTGTTTTGCACCCGTTCACCGCTATTAACATCTATTACTTGTTTTAGTCCTTCATCATCCAAAATGGGTATTCGCTTCAATAGAATAGTGGGCTTTTTGACAACATCGTACAACACCGTTTGCACATCATATCCCAGGTGTCGGGCAGCCAGATAATACAGACTGATTTGGGCATCGATCCGCAACCGTTTCCAGTAGTCAGATTCTACTGGCAAATCGTCACTGGTTGTTTTGTGTTCGATTACCGCCAATCTTCCATCGGATAGTTTTACGATCCCATCAATTTTTCCTTGCGCGATAGCGATCCGGCTGGAACGATTGGAATCGGGATTGATAATCGGCATCTCGAATTCTTGTTCGGATACGATGTATTCCATTTCTGTATCCATCTGCTCCCAACGCCAGAAGTAGGCATTGAGCATGTGGGCTACTGTCTGCTCCTCGATCCGGTAATCATAAAGCCTCTTATCTTCCATCCCCGGACGGCACGCCCTGTATTCATCCATAATGGTTCGAATGATTTCGCTGGTATCAATCGATGTACCGGCTATTTTGCCTTGTTTGTATCGATCTAACCCCTCATGGAACGCCTTGCCCATTCGCAGAGGTTTCGCATCCGCAATGGGACGAATCCCTAATTTGTAGGACAAGAATTCTTTTCGCAAACAGGTTTTGGCGGTTTGCATTTCGCTGTGAGTAATAATCATGATTTGACTTTCCTTTCTATCTTTCAATTATCGGCTCTCTGCTTCACCGTTGGTTGTTGCTGCCCGGCTCTGCTATTTACAGCCGAGCAGCCGGGCGTCCTTGCTCCAGTGGCCTCCGTGCCTATGTCAAAGCGGCACTCCTTACCGCCCCGTTTTCCACACAATCGTTACAAAATCCCTGTTTGTCCCGGCATTCCTCACAGATCAGTTCATCACAAAATCCGGATTTGCCGGTATAGTAGTCGAGAGAATACCCCCCGCATACTTTCAGTAAAGCCTCCGCACATTCTTTGCAGAAATGTTTCCCACATGATTCGCATTCCCAGAGTTCGTCCGGGACAGAATCACACTCGCTACATGACCAGCTTCCGTCCCGGTTGTCGGCGGGTCTATGATAATAGGTGATTGATTTACTCATAATAATTCACCCTGTTCAATTTCCTTCCCCGCCTCTTCGAGGGTTAATACTTGGACTTCCGACCCCGGGAACATTTCCTCCTCTTTGTCCTCAACAGAACTCTTGAAGCGTTCATTCATGGCTTGCATAACTCGGACGCACATTTGATATCTCGCAGCAATCTTAACCTTTTTACTAACGCACTTTTCCTGATACGCCACAGCCTGCGCTCGGCGGAACCCGTATTCCATAAATTCCCGTTTTACTTCCACAGCTTCCCCATTTTGCCAAGCCTGCAACATCATCAGATAATCGTTTATCATATATTGATATTCAGACACCATTGGTTCGATATGTTGCAGTTCGGTCAATCGGGCCTGCGATAAGCCAATGTTTTTGTTTTTCAAAATGATATCTATCTCTCGCAGTTGTTGGCGAATGTATAAGCCGTTTTTACTCATGACTTGTCCTCCGCC